AGGCGAACCCGATCACGGTCGGCACGAACAGCTACGAGAAGTGGCTCAAGCTCAAGATCGACACCGCCCCCGCCAACGCCGTCACCAACTTCAAGATCTGGGGCGACGGCGCGGTGCAGACCTCGACCACGCTCGTCTTCACCGCCGCGTACGTGACCTATCAGCAGGGCACGACCGCGAGCTCGACGATCGCGAACACCACGTTCACGAACTTCACGTCGGGCAACAAGGCGACCTGGGACAGCGCGTCCTACAGCGCGACGAACGCCACGACCAAGTTCGTCGTCTTCCAGCTCCAGGTCGACGCGACCGCTCCGGCGGGCAACTGGACCCAGGAGACCGTCAACTACAGCTACGACGAGACGTAGAAATGGACTGGCGATGGCTGGCCGTTCTGTTGCTCGTTCTGATCGTGCTGGTGTTGATCGGCGCGGTCCATTTCAGCTTCTCGGTCGGATAAGCCGCTGGCGAGGAGGGAATGTGTCGCTCGCCGTGCTCTGCCCCTCACGGGGTAGACCGGACAAAGCGGTCGAGTGCTATCGGTCGTTCCTCGATACGAAGCACTCGGCCGACACCGAAATGCTGTTCGTCCTCGATGCCGACGACGACTTCGATTCGTATGCTGGGCTTCCATCGATCGTCGTGATGCCGACCGGTCGTCGCGGGATGACCGATCCGGTGAACACCGCCATCCGGAGCCTGTGGGATCGCTATGACATCGTCGGGTTCGTGGGAGACGACCATCGATTTCGGACCTCCGGCTGGGACCGCGTCTTCGTGGACCAGCTCGGACGGGCCGGTGGGGGCCTCGTTTACGGTAACGACAAGAACTGGCGGGACGGAGAGATCCCAACCCAGATCTTCGGTTCGGCCGCCATCTGGCGAGCCCTCGGCTGGATGGCGCTTCCAGCTTGTCAGCACCTCTATCTCGACAACGCCTGGCGTCACATCGGGGAGTCCCTGGAGCGGCTCTATTACTTCCCGGACGTGATCATCGAGCACATGCACCCGGCCTACGCGAAAGCGGAGTGGGACGAAGGCTATCGAGCTGTGAACAGCTCGGAGATGTACAACCACGATCGCGCGGCGTTCGAAGACTGGGTCGCTGGCTCCGCCTCGGAGGATCTCGACCGTGTCCGACGCGCCCTCGATCTCGCCTGATCTGGCGATCATCACCGAGCAATCAGGGATCCCCGTTCCCAACCCCACGCCGTACAGCACGATCACCGTCGCGCTCGTGGCCTGGAACGAGGAAGCGCGCCTCGAGCCGCTCCTGATCTATCTCCGACCGTGGTTCGAGAAGATCGCGGTCGGCGTCCAGGCCAGCACCGATCGGACAGCGGAGATCGCGTCGGAGTACGCCGACATCCTGGTCTTCGATGATCACCGGGGCTTTGGCGATGCGACCTTCGGGCCGCGGCTCCTGCCCCAGGTCCGATCAGAGTGGACCCTCAAGGTGGACTGCGATGAGATCCCCAGTGCTGATCTTCTGGACTCGCTCGGATCTGCGATCTGGCGAGCCGATCAGATCGGGCTCGACGGCTTCTGGATCCCCTTCCGGAGCGCCGTCGACGGCCAGGAGTACGAGGAGCAGCACAGCCATCTCCGCCTCTTTCGAACGCGAATTGGCTGGCCTGGAACGCTCCATTCGCGGCCGATGACCCAGAACACCGAGCTCTGGAACGTCGGGTATTTCCGCCACGATCGGACGCTCGACGAAATGATGCAGGACTACCTGCGGTACTGGCATGTCGGGCGGGGACACTCGAGCTGGGAAGCTCACAACGCCGCGATGATGTTTCACGCCTGTCGCGGCACCGCCGAAGCCAAGGGCTGGGACTACGTTCAGTCGTTCAGCTGGTGGCCCGAGGTGGAGTCCATCGCCTTCACCTCAGAGAAGCCGTGGCTCACGGCAGAAGGAGTTCACTAATGGCAGCTTCGATCGACATCGTCCCGGCGTCGGGCAGCGTTGTCTCGACGTCCTCGGCGTGCCGCGTGGAAGTGACCGGCGCTGATCAGAACGACGACAGCGCCTACACGACGGCGGTCTATCCCCAGAGCCCCGAGATGCGCTACTACCTGACGTTCGAGAAGTCCTCGACGATCCTCGGCAAGAGCTACGTCTTCGGGGTCAACGAGGACGGTGACCACACCTTCAACAACTACATCTTCCCATCCAGCGGGTCGTGGACCATCCGGCTCAACGACGCGTCGGATGACTCGTCGGTCGCGACGAAGTCCGTCACCGTTTCCTGACTCGCGGGCCCGCTGGGTTCCTCCTGCTCAGCGGGCCCACTTGATAGGAGGACGGGAGGTCGGCCGATGAGGGAGGCCGGATGGACGGTCCGATGAGCAACGTCCTGGTGACAGGCGCCGCCGGGTTTCTTGGGCGTTGGTTTGTTCGAGCGCACCTGAAGCGCGGCGACTTCGTCATTGGCGTCGATGATCTGTCGAACCCGCACTCCTATTGGCCAGACGAGCTTGATCCACTTCGCCGCTACCAACTCGATGCAGCGACCTGGTTCGGGCGTGGGATCGGCCTCGCTCCCCAGGACCAGATCGGGCTGGTCAAGTGGGACATCGTCTACCACTTCGCGGCCCCTGTCGGCGGCCGCCTGAAGATCGAGTACGACCCGCTGTTCAACGCGAACAGCCTGGCCCTCGACTCACTGTTCTTCCGCTGGGCGGTCGAGCGAGCCGCGATCGCGGTCTATCCGTCATCGTCGGCGGTCTACGGAGTGGCCCTTCAGGAGGGGTCGGGCCAGCTTCTCCGCGAGGGCGACTTCAACCCAGAGGACGCCAGCTGGATGGCGCCTGACGAGATCTACGGTCTGACCAAGCTGGTCGGCGAATATCTCGCCTGGAAATCCGCGAAGTACGGCCTGAATACGCTGTGTATTCGCCCGTTCAGTGGATATGGACCGGAGCAATCGCTCGAATATCCGATCCCGTCCATCCTGAAGCGCGCCAAGAACCGCGAGGACCCCCTCGTTGTCTGGGGAACCGGTGAACAGCGGCGCGACTTCATCTACGTCGAGGACCTGGTCAACGCCACGCTCGCTCGACTCGATGCCGGAGTCCGGGGCTACCGGGCGATGAACATCGGCACCGGCAAGGGCGTCTCGTTCCGCCAGATCGCGCAAGCCGCGGCCAAGATCGCGGGCTACAGCCCGCAGATCCAGGTCGACCTGTCGAAACCGGCTGGGGTCAGTAGCCGATATGGCTCACCGGCCCTCATGCACCGCTTCTACACTCCATCTGTTTCCCTGGAAGAGGGCTTGGCCAGGGTGATGGAGGGGCTGTAATGCCACAGGTTGTCCGTCTCGAGTCGTCTCCGGGCGGGGATCTTCAGATCCTGACGGGCCGTCGGCCCGGTGAGGCGATCGGAACCATCGCGATCCCGACCCGGGATCACGTCTCGGCGCCGCTGTTCATCAGCTTGATGAACACCGACTGGTCGTTCCTCGGCCCGAACGAGTGCGTCAACTGGTCGATCGTCCAGGGCTCGATGTTGCCGACGCAACGAAACGAGCTCGTCCAGCGGATGATCGGTGACTGGATCCTGTTCATCGACTCCGACATGGTCTTCGGGGTCGACGCCATCAAGCGGATCGTCGCCGTCCGAGACGAGCACGATCTCGACATGGTCGGCGGGCTGTGCTTCCAGCGGGTTGAGCCCCACCAGCCGACGCTGTACATGCGCGAGCAGCCCACCGAGGGCGGCTACAGCTTCCTCGAACGCTGGGACAGCGATCTCGTCGAGGTCGACGGGACCGGGATGGCGTTCATGCTCATCCACAAGCGGGTGTTCGAGCGGATCGTGCGGGTGTTCGACGAGCGCCCCTCGTTCGTCTGGCCACCCCACGAGGAGCGGATCCGGACCAGGCCACCGGAGTTCTTCCGCTGGATCGGGAATGTCGGAGAGGATCTTCGGTTCTGCCAGGACGCCAAGGCGTCGGGCAGTCGGATTTTCGTCGACACCCGCATCGAAATTGGCCACGTCGGAACGGAGACGATCAACCGAACCACCTTCCTTCGGAGTCTCGCGACCCGAAATCGCGAGGCCGAGCGCGCTCGACAGCAACTCAACGATCGGCTGGGATTGCCGACGATGACAGCGGACGAGGCGCGAGGAGCACTCGGCCTTGAGTGAGATGGTGTTTCTGGGAACGACGCCGTACTTCCTAGTCCTGAGCGCCGAAGACGACGGGATCCACATCGACCTCGACGAGCCCCAGTGGGCGACGACGTACGCCGAGTGGATGCGTCGTCCGTGCGTCTGGTTCCTCGTCCACAAGGAGACCCAGCAGCCGCTGCTCGCGGTCTGGGTCCATGAGGGCGACCAGCCCTACTACACCGCCCGCCACGTCGGGATTACGAGCTCGGCCGGTGGCAACGAGATCACCGCGTACGGGATCGGCAAGAAGCGGCCGGACGGCTCGATGGTCCGGCTGTGGGCCATGCCCAACGGCACGATCTGCGGAGGGGATGACGTCGACGATCTCGGCGTCCGGATGGTGAAAGCCCTCGGACCCAGATAGGAGGTGTCGCCATGAGGCGACTCACCGCCGCCCTAAGTGCCGCGATCATCCTCGCGGCACTTTCGATTCAGACGGCATTTGCTGCCGACCCTCCGGCCCCGACCACGGGGACGCCGTATGCGGGGCCCTGTCAGCAGGCCGAGTCCCAGGGCTGGTGGCGCAAGGACGGGATCACGATCCCCTCCGCCGTCGGCGAGCACATCCACGTCGCGACCTGCATCCCCACGACCAAGGTCGATGGGACGATCACCCTCGCGGTCAAGGTCACCCAGCACAACGGGACGGGCGCGATCAAGTGGCTTCGGGCTTGTCGCGAGTCCGACTACTGCCAGCGCTGGAGCACGAACTTCCCAGCCTGCGCTGACTGCTCTCAGACCTACTACCTGCCGATCAAGGTCGGAGCCTGGCCGACCGGCGTCGGCGAGCTCCGATTGACCGCCAACGTGACTCTCAACGGCGAGGGCAAGCGGCAGTTCCAGAGCACGGGCTGGCCGATCCCGGTCCGCTCCACCACCTGCTCCACCCGCTGCAACATCTTCTGGGAAGCGCGCGGCTGGTACGAGGGACACGGCTACCAGAACGCCCGACTGACCTCGGGGCCCGCGAACATCCGCTCCGGCGGTTCGATCAGCGTCCGACTCGACAAGGGGGCGGACGGGCTCACGACCAAGCTGGCTGGCGTCTACATCGATCCCGACTTCCATCACGGTTCGGCCGGGATCGTGGTGCACCAATGGGCCGCGGGCTACACGGGCTCGGTCACGCTCCCGACGCTCGCTCCAGGGCCACACAAGCTTGTCCTGATCGCGAGCGACGGACAGGACGCTGGGGTGCTCGCCATCCCGTTCCTCGTCCCATGAAGCGCCTGGTGATGGCGGTCGTCCTGGCCGCCACGCTGCTTGCCGCCAAGGCCCCAGCTCCAGCCTGCTCGATCACCCCGACGGCTGATCCAGCGGTCTGGACGTTGACGGCCTGGAACCTTCCGACGAACGACGAGCTCGGGTTCTCGCCGGACCTCTATCCGATCATGGGCGTCTCTGCGCCGACCGGAACGCTCACCCGGGACTGGTGGTACCCACAGGTCTACGTCTGGGAACGCGGCGGTGGCAAGAGCCTGATCAAGCCCGGACCGGGCCTGAACGACTACCACGTCATCGCGTTCTGCTCAGCGACATAGCATGACCGTTCGCCGCAATCCAATGCGGCAGACATCTGAGGCAATCCCATGCCGACCATGACCTCTCAGCTGAACAGCGTCCACGCCCCGGGTGACCCCCGGGGCGTTTTCGTTCCCCGGGTGAACTGACATGGCCGTCGCGCTTGTTGGGACCATCGGAACCGCGACCCAGGGCACGTCCGGGAACTCAGTTTCCCCGACCTTCGGTGCGTCGGAAAACCGGACCGCGGGCAACCTGCTGGTGTGCTTCGTCACGGTCACTGGCACCGCGACGCTCCCAGCGACGCCAGCCGGTTGGGCGGTGGCCGTCCAGCGCGCGGGTACTTCGTGTAGCACCACGATCTTCATTCGAACGGCCGAGGGATCGGACGCTGCACCGACGATCGGCGGCGTCACCAGCGGCATCATCGCGGCCCAGCTCGCGGAATACAGCGGCGCCCTGACGACGGTCAATCAGTCAGGCAACAACGTCGGCACCGCGAGCCCGGTGACCGCCACCAACGGTGGGGCCGACACGGCCACGGCCTCGTTGATCGTGATGGCGTCGGCCGACCGCCGCAGCACAGGTCGCGCCCCGAGCGATACGTGGACGTCGAACCACGTCACGACCGTCACCCAGGCCGGAAACAACAACGCCGCCTCGAGTACCGACCATTACTCGTTCGGCTACGGCACGACGAACAGCAACACCGGCGCCGACACCGTCACGATCACGCTGTCGAACACCCAGAACATCACAGGCATCGCCGTTGTCGATGCGGTCTTTCGACCTGGCAATACGGTCCTTTCAACGAAGACCCTCGACGCGATCCTCAAGGCCACGCCATCGGCGACGTTCGCCCTTGACGCCGTCCTCAAGAAGACCCAGAGCGCGACCTTCACGCTCAACGCGGTCATCCTCAAGACTCAGTCGACGTCACTCGCTCTCGACGCGGTGGTTTTCAAGACCACTGCGGCGACGTTCGCCCTTGATGCCGACATCTTCAAGACGACGAGCGCCACCTTCACGCTCAACGCGGTCCTCAAGAAGACCCAGAGCGCGACGCTCACCCTCGACGCCGTCCTGTTCAAGACCACGTCCGCGACCTTCACGCTCAACGCGATCAAGCGCACGACGACGTCCTCGTCGTTCACGTTCAACGCCTGCATCGCAAAGCTCCTGTGGAGCGACGACTGGAACCGAACGACGTCGACCGGCTACCTCGGCGGCACCTGGGTCCCGTTCAACGCCTCGGTCATCGACTACAACCTGCCCGACTTCCTGCCCGATGTCTCGGTCAACGGCTCGGTGCTGCGCTTCACCCACAACGAACAGATCGAATGGCGCGGTGGACCGAAGATCAACAGCGGCCGGTTCCGGTTCGACCTCCGGACGCCTGACACCGATCCGCCGCATTCAGGCAGCGCGATCGTCGTGGCGAACGTCGTCCTGAAGTGGCTCCAGTTCCAGGTGATTTGGCGCCACGACGCGGTCAACTCGTTCACCCTCGGGTCGGACGTTGCTGACCTGACGATGCCGTCGTTCACGGCAGGGACCTGGTACACGTTCGAGGCTGGCTTCGCCCAGTCGAGTGCGGGCAATGGCTACCGCGAAACGCTGCGGATCTGGGAGCGGGGCAACACCGCGACCACGATCGAGCTCCAAACCACGATCAACGCGTCCAATCCGACTCCGTACTCGGATACGTCGGTTGGCAACCTGACTCTCGACGGGTTCAGCAACGGGGTTGAATTCCAGCTCGACAACTTCGAGTTGTACAGCTCCGTGACATCGCTGACCGAGTTCAGCGGTCTCGTTCTCAACTCGATCCTACGGACGATCAACAGCGCCAGCTTCACGTTCGACGCTGTTGTTCTGCGGACAGCCGCGGCCACATTCGCGCTGGACTCGGTGTTGTTCAAGACCCAGTCCGCGACGTTCGCCCTCGACGCCGTCGTCGCAGGTGGCGCCGCCACCCAGACGGGTAGCTACGCGCTCGACGCTGTCCTGTTCAAGACCCAGGCCGCGTCGTTTGTCCTCGACTCGGTCCTGCTCAAGACGCAGTCGGCAACGTTCGCGCTCGATGCGATTCGGCTCCGCACGACGAGCGCAACGTTCGCTCTCGATGCCGTCCTCTTCCGAACGACCAGCGCCAGCACCACGCTGGACGCCATCCTGTTCAAGACCCAGGTCGCGACGTTCAGCCTGGACGCCGTTCTCAAGCGGACCGCGTCGGCCACGTTCGCTCTCGACGCCATCGTCTTCCGAACAACGACGAGCTCGTTCGCGCTCGACGCGGTCCTGTTCAAGACCGCATCGGCGAGCTTCACGCTGGACGCGATCCGCCTCCGGACGACCAGCGCCACGTTCACCTTCGACGCCTGGCTGCTGCGTGTCGAAACCCGGACGGCGACGCTCGATGCCGTCCTGTTCAAGACGCAGAGCGCGACCTTCTCGCTGAACGCGGTGATCATGCCGCGG